GCCATCTTCTTCACGCTTACGAAATTCTGGCTTAACTTTTATATGTATATGATCTTCCATACGACGTACAATAGAAGCTGGTTCACGCGAAAATGCATATGCCGCCAAATCTGCTACATTTGTGGTGAGTCCAACAACTTTAGGAGTTGCAACAATTCGGCCCTTCAACTCCACCTCTGCTTGGACTAAGTACATAGGAATGTTATTTACAAGCTCCAAAAGCGTTTGGCACGGCGATGCCGCACAAAATGCTTCGAGCATATTGGCAAAGTCATCCATGAATATACCTTCAATGTAATTCTTAAAATTAGAAAAGAACTTATCAGATGGATTCACGGTTGCCAAGTATTCCGAAGAGTGTCGAAAACCATTAACTTCCAATAAATAACGCATAAAAACTACCTAAGGTACTTTTTCCAACACTAGAAGAACCAAAAATAACATATGAGTAAGGAGATGATCTCAAATCTCCACTTACTTTAGTTTGAGTGTGTTTTGTAAGCATGGCCTCCAAATCGCGCAAATATAACAATATTCGCGATTGCTGTTGACCTTTATTAATCTTTGACAACCTCTTGCCAAGAAAAATCGTATCATCTAGGAGCTTTTCAAATTCTGCTCGACTAGACTCCATTTTGTCGTAACTACCAGTGATAACGTATTCAAATTCACGCTTCAATTTAAATACTGCTTCTTCATATTTTGTTACGTCTGAATCAAAATGAATACACGATGTATAATTTCCTGACATAATACCCTTGACAGCTTCAGCTGCAAAAATAACAGATTTCCAAATTGCATCTATAACATCTTTAGCATGCACTCTTTCATTTTGAGCTGTAATTTTCATAACATCAAACTGTCCAAATGACAACGATATATTTTCACCTTCTAAAAAACCTAAAGTGACAACATATGTCATCAAATCAAAAATAGCCTGAATTCCTTGATTATTCTTCATATTTTCCCAATCTAATAATGAAGTTCGCATAAAATCGATAGCTTCAGTTAGGGTCCATTTTTCGAAAATCTTAAAATCCTCAGAATATTTCTTTATATAATCATATGCAAATTTACATACGGAAGAACCAACTGTCAATTTGCCGTATTCAAGGCCAACTAATAATAGCTGGAAAATACGACTCTCTGAATTCTGAAACATAGCTGAACTAGCCATTGTCTCTAACAAAGACAATAACTTGTCAGGGTCTAATCCAG